TGTCGAGGTTAGGCAGGATGAAAACGGGAATGAAGTTATAATTACAGCAGACGTTGCCGCGGCTCTCGTGCTACTAGAGAACCCTGCGGAGTTAATTGGCGCAATATTTGATGACCCTGGTCAAGCCCTACAAGCACTTGGAAGTATCGGTGCTGATATGTCCCCCGAAGAACGTGAAGAAGCAACAGAAATGGTAGTTGCTGCCGTTGTGGCTGCAGGCGCTGCTATAAACGCAGTTGGTGCAGCAGCAGGCTCTACTGGTGGAGGCACTGGTGGGTCAAGCGGTGGAGGAAACTCTGGTGGAGGCGCTCCATCAGGAGATAGCAAAGGTGTAAGGAGAAGAAAGCCTTGAAACTTATAAGAGACATGATTGACCAACTATGGACACTGCTTGGCATGTTCATTGCTTGGGTTGTACTAGACGGTTCAGCAAAGACAGTCGTTGGGTACGCAATCATTGGAACTTTGATTGCATGGGCTGTCACCTACCCACTACGAAACCCGAAAGATGAGGAATAATGAAATCAATAGGAAACATTCTTCTGAGAATCCTTGCAGTATTTGCTGCTAGCGGTCTCTCAGTAATTGGTGCAGGTGCTATCGCTGGCGTTGACACCATCACAGCTGTAACAGTAGCTGGTTTAACAGCAGTTGCCGCAGTTGTAGAAAAACTTGCACGTGGTTTTATGAACGATGGTCGACTTGACCTTGACGAAATTAACGCAGCATTCTCTGCTGTTGATACAAAGGCTAAGAGCGAGGCTGACCTACGTGTTGAAGCTAAGCAAAATGGACAGGACATCGTAATTTCTGCTGGCGTAGCCGCTGCAGCTGTAGCCGTTGCTACAAAGGCTGAAGGCGAAGTTCCAGAAGAGCAGCCAGTTGACGAAGATTGGGACAAAGACTAATGGCAGACCAAGGCACAGCAGCAAAGCTTATTGAAGTTGCTACAGCAGAGCTAGGAACCATTGAAGGTCCTAAAGATAATGAAACTAAGTACGGCGCTTATACCAAGGCTAATTTTCAGCCATGGTGTGGGTCTTTTGTAAACTGGTGCGCTAACGAGGCTGGTGTAAAGGTTCCTAATACCGTTTACACTCCAGGTGGAGCAGCAGCATTTAAGAAGGCTGGCGCATGGATTGACGGAGACATCGCTGACCCAGATGCAGGAGATATTGCCTATTTTGATTTCCCATCAGATGGCGTCGATAGAATTTCTCACGTAGGCATTGTTATCAAAGACAATGGCGACGGCACTGTTTGGTGCATCGAAGGAAATACTAGCCCAGATGATAAGGGCTCACAGCGCAATGGCGGACAGGTTTCAAAGAAACTCCGTGCCTACAAGAAGAACCCTAAGAAGGTTCAAATTTCTATCGTAGGTTTTGGTCGCCCTAAGTTCAAAGCAGCAGGAGCAGCCGCACCAGCGGCTAAATGCCCAACCTGCGGTAAGTAATGTACTTTCTGACCCACATTACCTTCCAAGGGGTGTTCCTTGTAACTTTAGTTACAGTGACACTTCTTGGTTGGTGGTGGGCAGAACGTGGATGATAAAGAGCGCTTAAAGCGCTGGACCTGCGCTTTATGCGATAAAAGGTATGTGGTCCCTGACTTAGCCCGACAATGCGAAGAGAAACACTTACAATCAGAGTATGAAAGCAGCTAGAAGCGCGTCAGAAACCCAGTTACGTGGCAAAGCCACATCCTCCCTTAAAGGTAAGGGTAAAGGTAGGGGAGTTCTGCGGGCAGTAACACTTGCTAGAGTTGCATCAGCAGTAGACAAGGCCCAAAAGGGTAGAGATAAAGACGCCAGCAAACCTATTGAAGTAAAGTCTGAGCGAGTAGAACGTGCCGAAAAACCACAGGCACCTAGGACAGTAAAATCTGAAAGAGTAGAAAAGCGACCTGCTTCAGGCGCTAAATCTGTTACACGTGGTCAAAAAGCCCTACCAGGACCAAAGCCTACGACTGCACCTAAGTCAAAAGGTAAGAAATCCCCTAAGCGTGAGACAACTCCTGGTTATCAGAAAGTTTATAAGGCAACTCCTGCAGTTGACCTTAATGAAGGCCCTAACTTTGGTAAGACAACAAGCATTATTGAACCAACATTTCAGCCTAAGACACCAAAGAAGAAAAAAAATGCATAAAGATGGTGTCCCTAAAGCAAAAAGTACGATTCACGCACGTATAAAGACTAAAAAGAACAACAGAGAAGAGCGAGATAGACGTACATATGTGATGTCTCCAATAAAAGGAGCCACTACAATGTCTAAACAGTGGAGTAGATATGAAGGGTGGACACCGTGAGGAAGTCATCCTTTAAAAAAGCAGTATCAAAGCCTAAAAAAACAATGGACTCAAGGTTTGGTCATAAAAAGTTGTATAAAAACGACGAAAGACCAAGCATAGCGGTCTGGAACAGCCCTGGTAGAGGCCCTAACGGGGAAAGTCAAAACTGAAAGGTTCAAAATGCCAGCATCATACCCAAGTTCGGTAAGAGTATTTACCACTAAACAAAACGTCGTTGATACAGTTGACGCTTCCCACCCAAATAGCCTTCAAGAAGAGATTGTTGCTGTTGAAAGTGCGCTTGGTTTAAACCCCGCAACGTCTACTACTCCAAACCCATCAGATACCTTTAATGGTGCCTCAAACGCTTTTGCTACAGTATCTGCACGTATTGCTAACGTTGAAACTGGTGTTGTAGCCGACTCTCACACACAATATGTAAGAAAAACAGCAGATGGAACACAGTCAAACAAGATTTCTGCTGGAGTAGCGGCTAATAGGGCTTTAGTTCTTCAGGGAGCGGCTAGCCAATCTGCAAATATATTAGAATTTCAAGGTTCTGGTAATGAAATCATCTGTGGAGTTACTCCAGACGGTACATTTACAGGAAAAACCCTTGCCGCTAACATTCAAGGCTCAGTAACAGCTATTGCAGCCGATGCAACTGTAGAACAGAAGGGTGCAAGCTTTACTCTCGCTCTTGCTGATAAAAACAAGTTATTCTACTGCAATAACACTAACGTTAACGTAGATTTAGTTATTACAGTTCCAACTGACGCTGTTGCCTTCCCTATCGGTTCTCAAATTAACGTTGTACGTGGTGCAGCAGGAAACGTAGTGTTTGCAAGCCAAAATGTGTTCTCTACACCTGGTTTAAAGCTTCGTGCAACATGGTCAGGAGCTACTTTAGTAAAGGTAGCAAATAACACATGGTGGCTATCTGGTGATTTGACTGCTTAATGCCAATCTATCCTGGTGTCAGTGATTCTCAGAAGAAGGTACCTCCGCTACCTCCTTCTGTAGCTTCGCGTTCAGATTCTGGTTCTGGACGTGCATTTGACAACGGGGCTACCTTTTTAACGTTTAACCCTACAATTTTTGATGGCAAGCTTCCTATTATTGATTATTTAATCACAGCAACAGCGGAAGACAATGTAGCGGTTACTCAAACAGTACCTAATTTAAACTCATTTGTTTTTACAGGTCTTCGCTCAGGTGTTAAATATAGATATAAGATTAGAGCAAGAAATTCTGTCTCTGACTCCGCTGACTCTTCAGAGGTAGGTCCAGATACAGCAACTACTGTTCCTGGACGCCCAACTTCGCTAACCGCAATTAACTTAGGTAATGGTGGAGGTATAACTCTTAACTGGGTAGCCCCATTAAATGCTGGTAAAGCTATAACCAGTTACACAATTACACCTACTGTTGGTGCCCCTATTGTTACAAATAGCACTTCTACAACATACGCTTTTAGTGGAGTAGTTGGGACTGTCTATAACTTTACTGTCGCTGCTACTAATGAGAACGGTACAGGGTTAGACTCAACTGCTTCTGGAACAGTAACCCCGTCAAACCCCGCTCCACCGCCGCCCCCACCTGCTGCACCACCTAGCCAGGGCGGCGGTGCTACTATCGGTATTACCTCGTTTACAGTTGGTGCTGCTTTTTCTGAACTAGCACTGGCACTTGTACCTAGTGGAAGCTGGAGTGCATTTGGATATGCATCCTGGTCACTTTCAGGAATTGGTGCTAGCACGGGTATAGTAAATGGAACTGCATCAAGTGGTTCTCCAAGTACTGCCCCTAACCCAAGTCAATTCTGTGGGCAAACTGCTACTGCAACATTAGTTGTGTACTCTGGAGCTAACGGAACAGGTACATCGGCTACATCTACTGCTAACTTTACGATGCCATCAAGTGGACTTGGATGCCCTACTGGTGGGGGTACTATTACTACATCTACTTATTGGTATACTGTTTGTTGTAATACTGGTGGTAATTATTCACAAATTTCTCGCAATAGCCTTCAATCAGCTTCTGATGCACAGTACTTTGCAGGACAAGCGTGTACAAGTGGTGGCGGAACTGTTCAAGGCGGACAACAATCTTACGGCCTCAGCGCCCCCGTGCTCCAGAACTGCTCTGCGCCAGTGGTTCTACCATGCTCTGGTGGAAATGGTAATTGCGCTACTCCTACCTGTGCAGCGTGCGACGGCGCACTTAGCGGTAGCCCTTGGGGTGGAACAGGAACTGTTGCTGATTCTAGTTGCCCTTCAGGTTCTAGGTACGCAACAACTTGTTGGACAGGTGGAAGTTGCCCAAATACGCCAATCCTTGGAGCCTGTGTTCCTGGTGGAACTGGGCCTGCTTCACCTCCTGCTGCACCTCCTGCTTCTCCACCAATTTTTGTTCCTACCCCACCAAGTGCAACACCTACATGTTCTGGTCCTTGCGCTGGTACCTGGTCTATTGTTGGTGGCGTATGTCGTTGTAATGCGCCAGCTCCAGTTTCACCACCAACACCGCCACCAACACCACCAGCAAGTTGCTACTGCCGTGACTTCCGCGGTCGTTGCAGAACCTTTACCCAATGTTTACAGGCAATATGATAGGATATATACATGGACGATAGATTGCCACAGGGCAGTGAGTTATATCAAGCAACCCACAAATTTGCTTTTATTGTAGAGGGTGATGTTTTTGGTGTCATCTCTTTAGACGACAAGAACCCTTACGATATAAACGACGTTGAGAAACGCTGCATTGCAGGTCTTTCATCAGACCCAAAGGTAGTGCCAATTCCAGTAGATAGCCCAGTAGTATTTGGTTGGACATGGGATGGCTCCACCTTTACACCTCCAGCAGAGGATAAGTAATGTCAGAGGAAAAAGTATCTGCTTGGAAACAGTGGAAAAAGAACCTTGGTGAGTCTCGCCCATGGCACCTTATTGACCCGCTTCAAAGAACCACTGACGATATAGCAGCTTCTAGGTACGACCTTTGCAAAGGCTGCGAGCACTTTATAAGCGCTACTACACAGTGCACAAAATGTGGATGCATAATGAAGGCTAAAACATTACTAAAGAATGCGGAGTGTCCAGTAGGAAAATGGGGACGAGACCTAACTCCATCTACGTAACAATAGCTTGTTACAGAGACCCTGTTATACAGTCGACTATTGACGACCTCTTTAATAAGGCTGACGACCCTACCCGAATAACAGTAGGCGTATTTCTACAACAAAAACAAGATGAAAACCTTATAACCAAAACTTATGGAAATAGAGTTCGGGTAGATACCCAAGAGACAGGTAAAATATTTAGCGTCTGTGAGTGCCGAAACAGGGCTATGTGCATGTTTGACGATGAAGAGTACATTTTACAAATAGATTCCCACACCCGCTTTGAACGTGGTTGGGATACAAAACTTGTAGGCCTACATCAGTCATTAAATAATGAAAAAGCTTTAATTAGCGTTTATTTGCCAGATTGGTTCATTGACGCATCTGGCAAAGAGATATTTTTAAAAAGAACGCAAACTTTTGCTAAATTTATTTTTAATAACGGTAAAAGTGAAGAGGCCTTTTATCAATACCATGAATTAGTACCTATGCCTTCTACAATTGACAATGCGGGTGATAAAGAGCTAGAACTTGGCTGGTATTTATGCGGTCATTTCATATTTGGAAAGAGAGAGTTTTTTACAAAGATTATTCAACCTGAATGGGTTGGTTTTTGGGGTGAAGAGGTAATAAATAGCCTTAGAGCCTATACAGCGGGTTTTGATGTATATAACCCAGCTAATCCCCCTTTGTATCACATGAACGAGGGTTTATCGGTTAACTTTAGTAGACCTAAACTTTGGCTTGACTACCCAGATGAACATCATGCTAGGCGAGCACCTACAACCGATAGAATTATTGATATTATGAAAAATAACACTGTTGGTCCCGATGACCTATTTGATGTAAGGCCTTTATCGGATTTATACAAAATAGTGGGATGTGATTTAGGGGAGCTGTTTTACAGCTGGTACACTAATAAAAATGGAAATTGAATTTTATCACCTGTTCGCTAAAGGTCAAAGGTTGCCTATAGAGCAGAGCCCTGTAGACAGGGAGTGGATGAACACCCTAATGGACTCCTACGCCTATAGGTGTTTGCCTATGACATATGCAGCACGCCACGGGTGGTGTGTAAGACTTCCTCATGACGTAGAGGTTGTATGGGACGGCAGCCCAAGCCCTCAAGGCACAACCATAATCTGTGGAAAAGACTCTTTTGTTGATAACGGCACTGGTAACGGGGTTGTTACTTTTCATTTAAATGCCATCCCTAGAACCTCTCCAGAATGGAATCTTTGGTTTATGGGAGGGCCTAACCTGGTAATACCAGGCGCCACCCCGTTATCAGGAATTGTTGAGAGTGATTGGATATACATGTCGCCAACCATGAACTGGAAAATTACTGAAGTTAATAAGATTGTTACCTTTAAAAAGGGCGACCCAGTTTTATTTTTTATACCTATACATAAAACTCAACTAGAAGAGTTTAAGCTAGTACACAAGGGAATTGATGACGACCCTGAAATCAATCGTCATTACAGAGAGTTTTCGGCATACAGGGCGAACATTGACTCCCAGGGCGGTAGCTCATTTACTAGGGACTATATAAAAGGGGTAAGGTACGACAAGACCAAGCCTGACTGGCCTCATAACCATAAGACCAAATTAAATCTTCACGCACCTGATGTTAATGAGTAGAGGCTGACAGTTACCTCGTTCTCTTAGACAATAGTAGTCAGCGCCCCCGATATCAGGCGTCACTACCACTCTAGAGAATAGGTAAAAATGTCAAGTTATAACTCACCACTACCAGTGGGTTCAGACCTAGCGACTGGCGCTTACGCCATTGCTGTCGGTAACACCCCAGCTGGAACTAACAACGTCGGTAACTCTACCGACTCAGAAGGAAACGTTCGAGTAGATTTTGTATGGGGTAACCACCCTATGCAGCCAAATGACGTTCGCACAGACGGAACACCCGTTGCGACCGTAGCAGCAAACGCATCTCAGAACTACAACTGGAACGGGTACTCAGAGTACCCAAGCGCACGTCTAAATAACCTAGCCACTTCAAATCACTCAGCAGCAGAGGCTGAATGGAACGATTACCCATCATTCCTACCAGGCGTAGGTAATTACATGATTACAGCAGCTTCAGGTAACGGCACAACTGTTACATACACATCACAGAACAAGCTTGCAGCTGGAGATACTGTAAACATTACAGGTCTTACAGCTTCAGCTTACAACCTGTCTTCAGCAACAGTTGCTTCAGCAGACGCACTAAAGTTCACAGTAACTAACGCAGCTAACGCTGGTGAAATTACAGGACAGTGGTACGGCAAGGTACAGGCAACAAACGCTCTTACAGCATATGATGGCGCTGGAATTGGCTTCATCGTAGTACCTTCAGTACTTGGTGATACAACAGCCCTAGCTCTTGATGAGCTTAAGGATGCTGGTTACGAAGCAGCTAATATCACTACAGCAGCTGGCGCAACTAACACTGCTACACAGGTAACACAGGTTAACGCTACAAGCACAACCTCAGCAACCCTTACTATCGCAGGTGGAACAACTTCATGGCCTGTTGGTACTAAGGTCACCATCACAGCAGGTACAGGTATCCCAACAGCACTTGTTGGTACTTTCTCTGTAACTGGTGGAAGTGGAAGCACAATCATTGTTTCAGGTACAGGATTTACTGTTGCCAACTCAGGTGCTATTACACCTGGCACAGTTCTAAAGGGTACAGCTGGAACAATCAGAACACAGTCAGTTGCAGCAGCAACAGCAAATGTTCTTTCAACAGCAACAATTACAATCACACCTTGGGCTGCATAATAAACTCCCAAGCAAAAAGCCCCCAGCCATTGGCTGGGGGCTTTTTTATTTAAAGGGTTATTAGTTAGGGAACGCCTTTAGGTGTTCCTCGTATCTTTTTCCATTTGTCTGGCCTGGGTACACTTTCCAGGAGGACCAGTCTTTTCCACCGTTAGTCATGTAGAAGGTTATTTCTGCATTAACCACAGGGTCAAAGAGTTCCTTATTTGTTTTGAGGTCAAATTTCTCCCGTCTATCTTCTCCGAGACTTCCCAGCATATTAATCTGGAACATCCCGTAGGAGTTGTCACCTGTGGAAACATCTCCGTTATGGGCTAAGGGGCGACCGTTAGACTCTTTCTTAGCAACCGCGTAGGCGACCTTGAGAGCTTTTCCCTCAAAACCAACCGCGCTAAGCAGGTCAACTAAGTCTGTATCTGACAGTTCTTTTGCTCCTCTGTACTTATCAAGTGGGTCCACAGCATTTACTTGTACTGTTACAGGCGTCTCCTCCACGGCATTTGCGTTAGCAATTGCGTGCGGTAGACCCCCTATCAACAAGGTGTACATTGCAAATACAGCCACTTTATCCATTGTATCTTTTCTGATATTAAGCATTTTATTGCTCCTCTCAGTAGCAAAAGGCTCCATTACTGGAGCCTTCCAAGAACTAGACTGCCACAGAGTTACGGCAAGAGTCAAGCCGAAGTAAATATATTTTGTTTAATGTGACAAAAACGTTATTTAAGTATTTACTATATGTACGTATTTCCGCATTTTTTATGCATATCGGACAACACATATCAATACTCTATATTAGAAAGAGAATGAGATATGTCATTAGTTGAATGGGCTGGAGTCCTCTCAGGATTCGCAGCTTTTGGAGCTGCTATCATCGCGGCCACATCATGGGTATTAAAGTCATACCTGAAGAACTTTGTTCACGAACTTAAGCCCAACGGCGGGGGCAGTATGAAAGATACCGTCAATCAAATCCACTCAGAGATAACTGAGCTACGTATCAGCGTCGCTAAGCTGGAAGGTCAGT